CCATTGAATATAGATCTTGAAAACGGCAATCCATTTCTATTTTGACCTTGTGGATTTCCTCTAGGTGCTTCGATAAAATTAACTTTACTATCAACTATATTATAATTTCCCTTATAGAGTTCCACAAGTGAACCATTAGCATGAGCAGTAGCAGAACTACCAACTGCACCTCTTTCGACAGTCACCAAATTGAATGTTCCTATTCCGGGAGTGATAGGTCCTATAGAAGAGGTTCCGATACCAACATTTTCAACTCTCATATATTCATCTTCAACTTTAAGAATATTGATAACACTTATAGAGGAAATTCCACTTAAAGCAAAAGTAGTTTGAACTGTCGATATTCCTGAAATAGGGTTATTATTTACAGTATGTGTAATATTTGTATTAGATATTGGGCTTTGAACAATGCCATCAATTGCCATTAATGCTTTTTCATTGGACTTGACCATTTCAAGTGTATGTGCATTTCCTTCACCAAAGGAAGTAACAGTAATTCCTATTCCAGAATTGGCATGTGCTTTAGTTGTTGCAATACCAAATTCATCATCATCATGATAGATAGCAAAAACTCTTGATGTTAATATTCCAATCGTAGATTCATCAGTAGTATATTGCATTGGTGTCGAACCAACTCCAACAAATGTAGATTTTGGAGTATAAATTAATTCTTCACCAGTTCTAAAGAAGTGATCCTTAATACTAAATGCACTATATCCAATTCCAGTGTTAGCTGCTGCTACGATAGTAGTTTCTGGATTGAAAGATTTTTTAAATATATCAATTTTATTGTGTTTTAAATCAAATTGTTTTCTATTAATTCTATTACCATTGATTGCATTATAGAATTTAAATTCTACACTTTCTACTGCATTTCCATAAATCAAATCTTCTGGATCATTATTTTTATCTATATTTGTATAGAAGATTTGATTAAAGGTTTTGACTGTTGTGACTTCAGTAATATCTTCAGGATGAAATTTAATTTCAAAATTACTGGAAGAATATGTTGCACTAAAAGTTCCTAATCCTGATATGGAATCATAATTATTTGCCAAAAATTGGGACTGTTGTAAATATGCATTAGTCCCATCATGCATTGCAGTTATTTGATGTAATGCTTTTGAAGATCCTACATTAACTTCAACGTTACACTTAATAGCATCAAAAGATGAAGAAGAATCCTTAAAAATAGTGCAAATTCCCACTCTAATAGTGTAAAATGATTCGTATTTTACACTTCTTTCGCTTCCGGAGTCCTGACCCTCTGACAAATATCTATAATCTCCATTTCCAAGAGCAGTCGTTCCAAATCCAACTATTTTGGAACTAATTTTGATCTGATTGCTTGTATCATTTTGATATGAAAAAACTAATTTATTATTTTCAATAGAAACATTTGAAAAACCTAATTTATTATCAAGAGATTCACCACCAGCATCAACAAAATATTCTGAAATATAAGTATCGGTTTCATCATGTGTAACATATGTTTCAATAAAATTAATTTCTTTTGTTGAAGTATTGATAACTTTGCTGCTAACGTATAAAGATTCTATTTTGTCTATATCTTTTGAAAATAATACCTCTGTTGCTCCTGCATTTGCAGTCTTGCCCAATGTTACTAGATCTATAAATCCAATCGATTGAGTTCCTATGCCAGTGCCTAAGGAATTAATTTCGGTTTTAATAATTTTTAAATCATAATCAATATTATTTGAATCATCCGGGATAAATCTAAGGAAAGAGAGTCCCGTATCAGTCTCCGTTTCTACATCATAGAATCCAAATGTATTTTCGGAAAAAGTTGTAATGGCTATTCCAGAATTAATTAATTCCGATCTATTAAACAATGTGTAATTTATTCCATTAGATAACAGTGTGAATTCCGAAAGTTGTAATTGCTTTTCACTATGGTTAAAACTTTCAATTCTAATCAAATAATTATCATATAATTCTATAGAAGGTAGAATATCAATATTTAAGAAACTATCTGGTTCTGATTCCAGATTGGAAAATTGTTGATTTATGTTATCAATGGTAATAACATTATTTGTTCTACAATCAACAAAATTAACAAATCTAGTTTTATTGAACTGTAAGAAATTTGAAACTAAACCATTAGACTCATCATCTCTAACCAGATCTATACCTCTAAGAATATCAACTCTAGATTCATCAATAGTATCATGAATAGAAATACTTGAATTTGAAGATCCAACACTAATCGTTGCCTCAGATGGAATTTGAGTATCCGAGAAATTTTTAAGTCCTGCAGTATGAACAAGTCTTCCTACAGGTGATCGTATTTCTTTCCATGTTTGATTACTTCTTACAGAATACGAAAGATTTTGGTGATAATCATTATCGGGGATGACTTGATGATCGAGACTTAATTTACCAATAGAATCTTCCCATCCCAAATCGGTTCTATATGAAAAATCTACATCAAAAATTCCTTTATTTTCTTTAATTCCATTAACTATTCCTGTTGTTGAAGATCCTCTTCCTGAAATTAAATCTCCTATTTTTAGTCTTTCACTATCAGACCCAAACACAACCAATTCACCATCAGATGATCTGACAACTTGCAAATCTCTTTCTATCTGATTAATATTAAGTTTTTCCCCAGAGAAAAATGGTGCAGAATCATATATTACTTTAAATTTTGGATACTGATCTTCGGGTATTAATCTGGCAAGACCATTTGCTTCTGTAATAGCTATTCCAGTGCTCGTTGTTAATCCGACTACATCAAATTTAACCTCGAAGGGATTTGTATTAGTTATAAATTTAACCTCAAGAAAATTATATCCATAGTTCTCAGAATTAAATCCATCTCCGTCACTACCATATTTTCTTATTCCCTCAACATATACCCTATCTCCAAGTTTAAATGGTTCTCTATTAAATCCATCAATTGGTGTAATTAATCTGCAAGTAAAAATTGTACTATCTGCTTGAGATTCAATTTGATCTATTGTAAATCCATTTGTATTAAATGTAGATTTAATAACAACACCAGTGTCTGGAAGTCCTTTTGGTTTTATTTGAACATCTACACCAGATATAGCATTTCCACTAAAAATTGGATCTAAAAACCCAGTATCAATTCTTTCACCCGAAATTTGATCAACTATTACTAGAGAAGGTGGAGAAAGATAAAATTTTCCAGAATTTTCTACTGTAACGGATCCAATAGTATTCGCATTTTTTATTTCCAAAACACTTGGAAGTAAAGCTGTTGGTTTTAAGGTTACATCAGTATAATATTTAAAATTATCAGTAATAATATCAATATCATTAATATTACCAATATTATCTGAAGAAACAGTAACAACGGCATTTTCAGATATTGTTGATGAAGATCCAACAAAAGATGGAAATTTTTTATAACCACTTCCCGAAGATATAATATTTAATGAATTCAACCCTCCTTTAGCATTTTTGGATGTAGTAGAGTATTCAAGTACTTCACATTCTGATGGCAAATATGAGAATCTTTCTGGAATATCTTCCAAATATAAATCAAATGTAGTTGCTCCAACCCCAGAAAGAACTTTAAATTCTTTATTATACTTGCTATTTTCAAAAATAATAGTAGAGTTATTTTTAACATCTACATCAGAAGTACTAATGTATCCTGATTTCTCAGTATTATATGCCAATGAAATTGGTGAATTATTATCTGAATAAACAGTTAAGGATGCTCCAGCACTTCCATTTGTTCCACTGCTCACAACATTGAATATTGATGTGCCTGCTATACCGGTAGAAACAAATTCATTTTTAAAATCATTATCGTGATATATTTTAAACTCATATCCCACTAAACTAGAATCTGACAAATCAAATGTTAGATTATTATTTTTAGTGACTTTTATTTGAGGATTAATTAATGATAATGTTTGTGAATTTCCTCCAGTTCCAGTAATATCAATAATTTTTGGAATCGATGAAGTTACGTCATGGTATGTTTCTCCAAGTTTGATAGTATTATTATCAACTTTAAATATAAAATACTCCCCAACATTCAATCCAGTTGCGGGTTGAGATGTCTCCGTATATTTAACTTTATCACCGGTTTTAAAAGGATGATTTGCCAAAGTTATTTGATTTGTTGAAGTGTTGATGTCTGTACCACTAAAATCAACAGGATTTATGACAATATATTTTGTTTCTGCGTCTAGTTTAACAATTACAGATGATGCTTCTGTTCCTACTCCAACAAAAAGATTTGGAACAATATTTAACTTTACTAAATCATCTTTTTTAAGATTATGTGATGTAGATACTGAAACCGTTGATTTTATAGATTCTACTTTGGAAGTTACTTGAGGAGGTAAAGACTCAAATAAATATCTATCATCGTTTGACGTATTACCACTTGCACTAAATGATCTGAAATATACTTCATCAAAGTCTGGACCCAATCCAGTTTTAATTCCTATAACATTTTTAGATTTATTTACAGCATAATAATTTCCAGGTGAAAGATTTTCAATAGCTCCATCTGGTTCATCAGAATATTGAATATTTTTTGAGAGAGGTGCATTTGTTAATTTTATTAATTCATTTGTCTTGAATGGATGATTTTCTAAGTATATGCCTCTTACAGGAATTTCTCTTGAAATAGTAGATTGTCCAAATATAAACGAAGTAAAAAACCCTGTTCCAGGTATAGTTCCCAGTCCTACAGATTCTGAAGCATTAAAATATATTTTATCTTTATTTTTAGATTCAAAATAAGAAACTTTTTCGTTAATTTCAAAACTTTTTTGCTTGTAATTGATGAGGGAAGATTCTGAATGAGAAATTCCTGGTTGACCTCTCTCTACTCTCAATATATTCGAATCATTGAATACATTTAATACTTTTAGTTCTTCATTTCCGATACCAATCGTAGATCCTGCAGAAACATATTCTGGAATAAATGACACATATATTTCTGTTGTTCCAGCTCCTGAAGAAATAGTCGATATACATCTTGATGTTGAATTGTCTCTTACTTGAATTCTATATTTTTTTTCTAAAAACCCCAGAGAATCTGTTGATATTCCGGATAATGATATATAATCTCCAGTTTTAAAGTCATGCTCAACATCAAGAGTTACAGTTATATTATTTCCACCCCAAGTTAAAACTGAGTCTTCATAAGTTTTCTTTATTGTATCTATTTTTGTTATTTTTTCTCCTTTAATTGAATCAACTTTTGCATTTAATCCAATTCCACTGGTGCCAGTATTATCAAACTTTATAATATCATCGACTTTAAAATTTGTACCAGCACTAACTATGGAGAGGTCCTTTATATTTCCAGCACTTATTTTATCTATAGATATTTCCTGATCTTTTTCGATTTTTATAAAGAAATTATCAGCAAATGGTTCATTTGTATTATAAGGAAATGTATTTCTTTGTACATTTAAATTGTTAAAATCATATGATTGATTAAAATAGAATTGAAAATTTTCTGGTATTGGTTTAGATCTAAAAGTATCTCCAATAAAAAATGGAAATAATGGTGCATTATTTCTACTAGATGTATCAACTACAGCATGATATGCATATACTCCGTTTGGAAAATCTGCATTTTTTTCATATCTGCCATTATGTTCATCTAAATCTGCGTTTGTTCCGTCATATTGGTAATCCTCAATAAAAAATCCTTCGACAAAATCTTGCGTAGAAGGTCTATTAACGACATTTGCAGAGTTTTTAGTATATCCAGAAATTAATCTGCTAGCAGATACAAACTGATTGGGATCTTTTGATCCATATGGACCATAAATTGGATTTCCATCATATGCCCATCCAATAATTCCTGATATTTTTCTCGAAGATTCCGAAAATGTATCTACATCATATCCACAGACAGAGTATTTTAATTCATTAGTATCACCATCAATTAAAAGTTTACTAGAATTAAAAATTTCATTATTTACTATTGTCAAATCTCTTATTTTTGATTCAAAAACATGATTAATTCCTGCAGAAATTACAGATAAACTAGTATCTGTAGAAGAGTAACCAATTCCAGATTTTATTACTTTAACGGAGTCCAATCTATTATTTTTTATAACAGACCTTAATACGGCTCCAGATCCTGATCCGGAAGAATCTGTGATAATAATGTCTGGAGCAGAATAATATTCAATTCCACCATATTCAACATTTACTGAACTTATTTTTCCATTTGATATGATTGGAGTAATTCTAGCACCTGTTCCATTTTGAATGGATACTTTTGGATTATTTTTATAGTTTATGATAGAAGAACCATATCCTGTTCCCTTTTCATATAAATCAACAGCAGTTATGGAACCTTTTACTACTGGAGTAATTGTTATTGATGTTTGTCCTACTCCATTTGCAATAAATTTGAAGTCCACACTAATTTTTGGATAACTAAATTGTTGATATCCTGATCCAGCAGAATTAAACTCAATATAATTTTTTCTAATAAAGTTACTAGTTATTGTTCCACCAATACCAGCATCACATAATCTAAATTTATCTTCATTTATCTTGAGTATTTGATAAGTTTTATCTGTGGTTAATCCAGATACTGGTGTTGGTGATGAAGAACCATCATCGGTTGCGATAGAATATTCTACTAGTTCACCATCATCAAATCCATGATTTTCAAATTGAATCCAATTATATTCTGTAGATATTTTTGACGAAGTTACAATTAACTTTTTATTTGTATATCCTTCTCCACCATCAATTACAGAAATATCTTTTAATACATTCAATGGACCTACTTTTATTTTTTGTAATCCAGATCCTTGTTCTCCGTCAAATGTAATGGTATTAATTCCAGAATTGTAATCGTCTAAATTTTCAAATAATTTTATTGAAATATTATTTGTTACATCAACAATGTAAGTTGATTTATTAACAAGATTTGAGTTTCCTGATCTTATCGGTGCAATACTAGGAGGAGTGCCAAAATTAGAATCATAAATGACTTCTTGCCCTTCGGTAAAACCGTGTTCTACATCAAATACTATTTGATTTGTGACGGTATTGATACCTCCCCCACTAGTTGTTTTTCTGGCATCAAATTCAACTTCTCTAAAAGTATTTGATATAGATGGTTCGAGTACACAACCAGTTCCGTTTCCTCCTGATACTCCCAATGATATGATTTTATCAATATTAAAGTTAAATGTATCAAAATCTATTAAAACATCTTTTATTGATCCTCTAACAACAGGTTGAGCAAGAGCAGTATTTCCTAGTCCACTATCTATTACAATATTTGGTGGATTAATTATATCAAAATTTTCTCCACCATTTAAAACATCAATTTTTTCAAGAGGTCCATAATATACTTTATCTGTCGATTTATAATTTGTTATTTCAACACCATTCTTTAATAGACCTATTCCTCCAGAAATAGTTTTTTCTTTTTTGCCGTCTACTAATTTTTGATTAATTGGAAATTTTTTTAATAATTTTTGTGGTCCAAGTATTCCAGATTTTTGAGATTCTAAAGTGAATGTGTGTATTCCATCTCCACGTAATGATAAATTATTGCTACTTCCTATAAGAAAATTTGATCCATATATCTTAATTATATCATTATCATTTTCTGAAGTAACTTCTACAAAATATGAACCAGTTTCTAATCCAACCGTGCTATTTCCTTGTGGCTGATAAAATATTTTTTCACCCGTTCTAAATTCGGAACTGCCGTCTATCTTTATTGCTTCAAATCTTTGAGTTTCTTCATTATAAGATGTTAAAATACCACCAGTACCACTATCAAGATTGATTACTATTTTTTTAATTTTTGTATCAATATTTTCAGAATCTGGAAATCCCAATATACCATTTCTTTCAGATGCTGACGGTAAAGAGTTTGATGCGACATAAGCAAATTCTTTATCAAAATAAACATTTTGAACATCTGATATTAAAGTTTCATTTCCATATCTGAAAGATATATTATTATTTGATCCAATTTTAGCTTTATTGAGTTTTTTTCTTATACTATAATCAAGATCTAAATTAATTTTAGTTAGATCTAAACCACCACTGATATTAACATCATTTCCTCCTTGTATTTCTTGATCGATTATATCAATATAAGGTGTATTATTTTCATCGGGAAATATTACTTCTCCACTGTCTCTTTCGACAATTTCAACAAAATCACCTATTTTTAAACTTGCTTTATCGATGTTGGTGAACAATGAAAGAGTATTATTATCAAAATCTTTGATGAAATATGAAGAATTTGTATTATAAATCCAAGAATTTGCTAATATTTGTTTTGGAGATTTATTTTGTAAAGGATTAATTACCTTATCTCCGAGATTTTTAACTCCAATCGGATCATTTTCATTAACATTTACAAAACCATCTTGAGTAAAATTACTTAGAGTGGTAAAAAATACCAATTCCACCCTTTTAGTTACATCTCCGTTTTCATACCCATAATAAATTTCACTATCATGGACCAAATCTCCTTGACTTATAGGAGTATTGATACCTGTACAATTTAAAAATTGATTTACAGTCTTGTCCCCATAGGAAATAATATTGGATCCGACCCTAAGTGAACCTTCCTTTTTAAATCCAATCGTAGAATCAACATTTATAATTGAGTCGGTGACAGAAACACTCTCAGTACACTTAGAATTTGGAGTTGGTAAAAATCTTCCTTGGATATCAGAGTTTTCATCATATCCAACAAAAAGAAATAATTTATGAAAAAGTTCACCATCTATAGTAAATGGTGATATTTTTGATATTGATGCGGTTATATTCGAATTATCTTTAAATAAATCTTGGCCTTGAAGAAAAGATGCTTCTCCAGAAATTACTTTTGCTACGGCAATCTCTCTTCTCTCATATTCTGCAAATGATGGTTTAATTAATTTTTCTTCTAAATTAATTACTAATGGAGATTCTCCGTATAAAATTTCAAATAAAATTCTAAATGATTCATTTGCCCCTTTACTTTGATAAAATGATTGTATTTCCCTAAGAAAATTTCCAACATTTATAGATGATACAAAATCATTATTTTCTAATCCAGGTGCAAAAGTTGTTTTAAACTTTTTATAAAACTCCTTTAAAAATAAACTACTTAAATTTTCAACAGGAGAATTTGAATCATGAGATTCTGAAATTGTTTCTGAAAAAACTAATTCTTCATTATTAAGACTTTCTCTATAAGAAGTAATTCCACTAAATCCACGAATACAACCCGTAAAGGAATTGGTAGTTATTCCGGTATAGGAAATAATCTCATTATCAATTTTTAACAATCCATATTCCTTAGGAAATCCTTTTGTACTGGATACACTAATGATAGAATCACCACTAGTGGATATTCCAACAGTTTTTGTACTGTCAACTATAACCTCGGGAGTGAGATTATCCAAATTAAGATATTGATCTAAATTTGATGATAAATCAATAGGTCCACCTTGATATTCTTGTGAAAGATAATATTGTTTTAAGAAGTCAACTGTCTTAGGACTTTCGTCTAATATAAAATTGGGGAGTTGACTTGATACAATGTCTTGTACCTTTATCCGTGTTTCAAATCCTGTCTGTATCATATTAGTTTCTTATTATACTTCCGTTTGAATAGCTTGAGGTAAATGTATCTTCGATAAATTTCACTCCAGATATCTCATCCCCAGAAGAAATTAAATCTCTCAACATATTTATTCTACTTTTTGAGACATCAAGAGATAAGTATAAATCCTTTAGACCAACAACGTCATTAGATTCTGGAACAGCTTCTATTTCAATAATATTTTCTGATTTTACAGTAGAAGTAATATTTACGGTATCAATTATAATTTCACCTTTAACATAATCAATTCTACCTGCAGACGAACTTACAATTGTTTTTTGATCGTTAGATGATAGTTTTACTATTTGAAGAACTCCGAATTTTTTATCTTCATTTGGAACATCAGTAAAATAAACAGTTGATGATTCTCCGAAAATTGTAAATCCTGTAGATTTTATATTAAAACCTTCTTCTTTTACATGAAATTGATTACCAAAGCATAATTCATATTGTGCAATTTGATTAATCGACGCCTTTAAATCTCTTCTAATTTTTACTTTGGTAATATTTGATGTAATTGCATTTCTGTCAGTTTCATCAATTATATTCTGTAACTTACTATATTTAAATCTGCCACCAAACTTATTAAAGTTTGTTGACTTAGAATATTCTGTAAGTTGATTCAAAATCTGAGATTGTAATGCTGCGACTGTTGAAGTATACGAATCATTATAATAAACACCACTATCAAGTTCGACATAAAGTATTTTAAGATCAATTATTCTTTGATTAATACCAGAAACGGAATATTGTCTAAGTTGAGCAAGTATTTGTTTTTTATTAAAGTCACTAACAAATGTTCCACCCTTTGGTTTAATACTAATAATTACATTTCCAAATTCTGGAGGATCTAACTCTTCTCCTCCGACAATTGACATGGACTCTGCATCCGGATATATTTTTTTAATAATTGCCTCATAATCTCTTGGGGTGACGGCACGATTTTGTGCAGAATATGTAATTGGGGCAAAATATCGAATAGAATCAATACTTTCAATATTATTTCCATTTTGAGATTTAACGATAGAATTATAAACCCCATCACTTACTTTTTCCCCTGTTATGGTACTTATAGATTGTGGTGTTATTATGTTACCATTTTCATTTTTAATCGATCCTGCATATGTAAAGTTTTTAACTCCATTTCCATCTTCACCATCAGTAATTAAATATTCAACAGTTATATACTTTCCATCATCTCCACCCTCATCTCCAAGTTTCTTTCCAAAGACACCATCACCAAATCTTATTTCATACTTTTCATCTTGAATTTCTCTGATAAAGTAGATTCTCGAATCTTTTGTAACATTTAATATATTAGCAACAGGAACATATTTAAATCCCCTACTAATTTCAGAATCACTAATATAAACTGATATTGTGTTTGTATCTATATTTGAATTGTTTAGAATAAATTTTTGATCTAAAGAACCATCATAAACAAACTTTTTTTTGAGTAAGGTTCCTTGATAGATAGGAACATTATCAAAATATACAACCTTACTTCCATTTTCTTCTTCAACTTTTCCTTGTATATCTTCTATAGTAGAAAAGATGAAAGATGTATCATTTGAACTTCCTGTTGAAACAATACCGGCATTGAGAGTGACTGTATCAATATTATCAACTTCTCTCAATGTACATTCAAAAGAGACCGTTGTTTTTGATGCAGTCCTTGATCTTGGAACATAACCAATGTTTCCGGCAAGAGAAACGACATTCTGTCTGACTGTTGCCGAATCCAAGAAGGATTCATTAACGATCATGTTAGAATTGAACGCCGTTATGTAAGTATTATATGCTAGTGTATCAATCAGTGCCGAAAAATTAGATCCCTCAAAGTCAAAATCCGTAAAATCAGAATTTGCACGAAGATAATCCTTGATGGATGTCTTAATTTGATCGAAATCTAGATTAGTAAACTTAGTTGAAGGCATTTTATTATCTCGTTGCCTCTAATATGAATGAATATTCTTGTGTTGGAAACTCTTGTCCGATGATGTCAAAGAATATTGTGACTTCAAATGAGTTTTCATCGGGTGATGGATCTACTTTGGCCCTTACATTGTCCACTCTAGGTTCAAAATTGTTAATTGAAGTGATAATTTGATCCCGAATGATTGTAGCGGTGCCAAAATCTACAAATCCAAACAAACTATTGTAAACATCAGAACCAAAAACAGGGTTAAAAAACCTTTCGGTGGGTATTGTCTGGACAATATTTCTCACAGATCGACGAATTGCCGATTCATTCTTTAAAATTGGT